GGTTGCAAGCATTGCCACCGATCAACTTGATCATGTTCTAGTGCATCGACACCGTCAGTGTCAACACTCATTGTGGAGTGAGCATCATTCTGTATTCACTGCAAGATCCCCCAACACCTTGCAACTACTGACCTGATCCCTCCTTGGTCCCGTTTTGAATTCATTCAACACCGTGATCAGGGCGGCCAATGCCGCCCGGACCTTCAACAGAATCAACTGAAACAGCGCTCTTTCACACAACGTCTCCTTAGTACCTGTTGCGCCTGTTGCCTCCCTCCTTATATATAGAAAGAAAAGAACAGCCGAACAGCCTTAAACATAAAGACCTTGATGTTGAACCATCAACATTCTGTTGGTTGATGTTGTTGTCTCAACAATGTGTTCAATGTGAGCCGCGCCGCGTTCAATCACGACTGCGTCGTGCTTTCACTTAGCGGCTCTACATCTCCTTACATTGTTGAACTCTTCCTGCATTGTGTATCGAGTGATGAGGAACAGCCTTTATATATAGCTGCATTGTGTTTGATAACTCCTCATAGTCCTTCAGGTGCTGCATCTCTTGAGCACAGCGCGTAGCGCTGGGCGGTGTTATTTAGCGGGTCGCTCACGTATGCATATTTATGTAGACAACGCAGCATAAAAGAAGCACCGCAGGCTATCAACCAAGCCCTTCACTGTGTATTGAATAGATTATTCATTACTTGGACTAGGCTCTCAGCCCCCAATGACACCCCCGGCATGGGGGAAAATATTTTTCGGACCACATAGGTATACCCCCGCACCAATTAGCACCAAAAACGAAGTTGTCCCACTCACCGATTACGAATCCATCACCTTCTCTAAGGCCTCTACGGAAGGCTGTAGCAAGCGAAAGGTGTAATTACGCAAGTACTTGCCATCACTCACCCAAGGCCCTTGCAGGAGGGTTTTACATCCCTGTAGTTATTGTGTCCTGAGCAGGACACTTGACACCAATCAAGGGGTTAGTTAGACAAGTGTTCTCTGCAGGACACATATGGCGGTCAAATTGAAGGGGGCCTGTCCACCTATGGAGGAGGTTTTGAGGTTGGGCAGTGAGTGCGGATTGGTGTATTCGCTGATGTGGGAGACGGCCTATAAGGACTCGTATAAGAGCTTTGGGGGTACTACGTCATGGAGTGTGAAGGGCCTAGCTGACGTGTGTTCGATAGGTAAGACAACAGTGATACGTGGGTTGAAGAAGCTGATGGACGCTGGGTTTATTCAACATGAAGGTCATAGGGGTAGCTGTGGGTCAAAGGTGAAGGTATGGAGGGTGACGCATCCAAGGCACTTAAAGGATGTACGTCATGCGATTGCACTAATGGGGCCACCATCAGAGAGGTATTTGGATGTGAAGAGGGAGGAAGCTGAGGGTCTTGAGGAGATGCAGCAAGGTGTTGAGTATGACTTGCCTAAAGCTTGACAGCGTTCTACCATTGACAACGTAAGAGCATTCAACAATGACAAAGCTTGTTTACAGGCGACCAAAGAGCGGACGGATCGTGAAGGGAAGGAAGAAGGACTGGAAAGCTAGATCTGTCGTTGAGATCAATCAAGACTTGGAGATTATTTCTGTTGCTTGGGAAGGGACAAGAGAAGATCGCGAGGCCTGGGGAATACTGAAGCGCGAGCTGAAAGTAGCGACGTTAGAAGAAGCTCGGTTGAAAGAGAAAGAGGAGCGCAAGCAAGCTGAGGGCTTGATTGATCAGATCAAAGCCAGTTGAACTGGACTGAAATCCTCAGCAAAGGAGGAGTCCCGGAGCCTCCAGGGCGTGATGAGGTACTGGCGCAAATCAAGGACGAGCCTTACGTGCCTTCAAAGAAGAAGGCCAAACCCAAAACCAAATCAAAAAAGAAACGATGAACGGACTGATTACAGCAAGTGTTGTGTATTGCTCTAAATGCAATTGCAGAACGAATGTCTATGCGTCACGAAACACAGGTGGTTACAAGGTTCGCTATCGGCAGTGCCCTGCTTGTCACCACAAGATGGTGACGAAGATGAAGCTAGGAGAGGAGAACGCAGTTGAGGCGCAATGGACTCCTATGAGTGTTGAGGAGAAGCTAAAAGCAGCAAGGTCAAAGAAAACCGTGAAGCTCAACAAGAGAGCAGTACAAGAGATTAAGTATTTGCACTCAACAGGTAGTTATAGCTATCGAGATTTATCGCTGGCTTATGAGGTTCATATGTCTACGATTGCTCGGGTAGCAAGAGGTGAATACTGGACAGACGTTGAGACTCCCAAGTCATTGGCTTGGATGGCATGAGCAAGCCAAACAGCAGGGTCAAATGTCCTGAATGCAACGAGGAAGATCACACCGTGATGGCTGCATGGTGGACGGAATGTTCTAAGCGGTTGAGAAGACGGAAGTGTTTGAGCTGTGGGCATCGTTGGTATACCGTTGCCAGCGGTGAAGTGCCCATAAAGGCATATCAGTTGGACTGGACCCATGCTTCAGGGCATGCACCAAAGGCAGCGCAGAAGCCACGTTATGAAGGTGACTTCTACTTCCCTGCTACTGACTGGGAAGAGTGACACCGATTGATAGTTTCAGTTGACACGGTTCAACTGATTGAACCAGACAAGTATGTCAAGAGTTAGTTGACACCGAACAACCTGCGCTGCAAGGGGTTTGAGCTTGCAAAGAAGCTTGCGATGCTGTAGGAATGAGGTGACTCAGAAGGGGTGCAACCCTTCCGAGTCTTTGTAAAACCACCAGGCCTTACACCATGACTTTAGATCAATCACAGAAGCTGCAGCTAGCGGTTGAATCTTCTATCGAAGATGCCATTACCAACATTGCCGAACAGTGTGACGTGTATGACGAGATCAAGTGCCGCCCTCAGAAAGGCGTTGACCTGATCTCAAGAGGAGTGGAGGCCATTTACCAAGCTCAGATTTAGTCCTTCAAGGCATCAGCAGCCATGCGGTTAATGGCTGCTTCTAGTTGCCCTCGCTTGCAATCAACAAGGTGCATTGAACTGACCCATGTTGAGGCTGTGATTCCATCACGAGTCAGGCTGACCTTATACATGTCAGTCAGTTCTTCGTAGGTGTGAGTTAGTTCGTTCATTGTTGAATTGCTAGATAGGTCCAGGTTTGCCGTAGTACGGACTACGAATTCCATAGTTGGATCTCGGCTCCTCTGCGTCGACGTAACCCGGCTTCAACGGAGCTTCCGGGGTTGACGTAAAGCAGAAGGGCATTTGGCACGTCGTTCCATCGTCTGTCTCGGAGGCATCCGGTGATGGTGTTGAAGCCGCTATTCCCGTAAAAATGAGCACCGACATTGAAGCTGAAAGACAAAAGACAACCGCGTTTGCCATCACTCATCTCATTCCAGTAGGGGATTGTGACTTCCTGGGTGCCCCAGAAATAATCAAGGTGATACTTCAGGAGTTCTTCTCCTCTAGCTTCTGTAATTGGTTGATCAGACCAGCCAACCTTCTGACCGTTTTCGTAGAAGGTGGCCCCATAGCCGATCGTTGCAACTCCAACGCCATCGTCATAAACAGCTGATCGGAAGCCTTCAAATTCTTTGATGAGGTCAACCGCTGCCTGCGGGATTCCAGAGTCTGACTTAGCGGGTGCTTCTCTGAATTTGAGCACCCATGCAGATTTATCACGCTTCAATGTTGCAGGCATTGCCTCTTGAAGGAGGGCCACTGCTTCTTGTTGTTCAGATGTGTCCTTGTAATACTTGAAGAAATCAATGAGGTTGATCTCTGACATAACAGTTGGCTGCTTTAAGTTGATTGTAGTCAACTGTTGAATCTGCGATATGGACTCGGTGCCTCTGCCTCAGTTCGTCACATTGCTCATGCGTGAGCTGCACATGGCGGACGCACCCACTCCAGTACAGCTACAGATCTGTGACTACCTGGAGAACGGACCAAAGCGCAGAGTGATCTGTGCGTTTCGTGGGTGTGGCAAGAGCACACTCAGCGCCATGTACATCCTGTGGCGGTTGTTCCATGAGCCTGAGTTGAAGGTGTTGGTGATCTCAGCATCGATGTCCAGGTCAGAAGCTTTAACTGCTTGGTTGTTGAAGACCATCAGTGATGTGCCATGGCTGAGGCACATGCTTCCTGATAGCCATGACGGTCGCTACAGCCGGATTGCTTTTGATATTGGGACGTGTAAGTACATCGAGCAAAGTCCGACCGTGAGGGCAGCCGGGATAAATGGAATGATCACCGGAAGCCGTGCTGATCTTTGTCTTGTTGATGATGCGGAGACTCCAGTCACGTCTCTCACCCAGACACAAAGAGAGAAATTGCGGAATTCGTTGAATGAGCTGGAGGCGATTCTCAAGCCAGGGCCAAAGGCAGAGATCGTTTACCTAGGCACGCCTCACTCTTCAACTGATTCGATTTACTTCGCGTTGAATCGAGATCTGAATTACAAGATGCAGATGTGGCCAGCCAGGGTGCCGCAAGATCTGACGCCATATAAAGGATGTCTGGCTGATCTAGTCCAGAAGCAGGTAGGAACGCGACACGGGAAGCCGACAGACACGCGCTTCTCTGAAGACGAACTCTTGCAGCGCGAGCTGTCGATGAGCGTCATGCAATGGAAACTGCAGTTCCAGCTCGACGCGACTTTGTCTGATGTTGAGCGTTATCCGCTTCGCTGTGGCGATTTGATGGTGATGACTCTGGATCAGCATTTGCCAGAAATCGTGACTTATGACAAGGCAGGCGGCTACAAGATTGAAGATCTCCCTTGCGTAGGAATGGCCCATGACCCGACTTATTACCGACCTAGGGATACGGAAGGCAGCGTTCCATCCGAAGAAGTCCCCACTGTCATGGCCTTGGATCCCAGCGGTGGTGGTTCTGACGAATTTGCTTACGCGGTGGTTAAGGCTCACGGAGGAAACTTCTTTCTTGTTGAAGCAGGCGGCAAGCTCGGCGGAGTTGACGAAGCGTTCTGGCAAAAGCTTGCGGTCATCGCCAAGAAGCATCGAGTAAACGAGATCTTGGTTGAAACGAACTTTGGCGGCTTGTCAATCTATGAGCAAGTATTAAAGCCATATCTAATAAAAGTAGATGCAGCGTGCCGGATTGAACCCATCCGCTCAAACCAAAGAAAGGAATTAAGGATTATTGATACTTTGGCTCCGGTGATGCAGACGCACCGGATGGTGGTGGACCGGAGGGTGATCGAAGAGGACCACAAGGTAGTGAGGGAAGCGAAGGACGAGAAGGGCATCGCTTACTCAATGATGTTCCAGCTAAGTAGAATTACTCACGCCAAGAATGCGTTGATGCACGATGACCGTTTGGACGCATGGGCAATGTGTATCCAGTGGTTCCAAGAGCAAGCAGCACAGGATCAGAAGATCAGATACAACGACCGGATGAAGGAGATGATTGCGGCAACAGTTGCTGATGACGACGGCTGGATGTTGCTGAATGCCACCCGGCAAGCGATGGGAATGTCTATCGAACAGGCACGCCGGGCAGAAGTGATGGATGGAGGAAAAGGTGGTAGTTGGATCTAATCAGTTGTCATATGCATCAACGCTTCAAGTTCATCCTTCGTTGGCAATAGGTCTTTAATTTGTGCAATGGGAGTGCTGTTATCAACAGTAGCGGTGATGCTGTTGTCCTTGAGAAACTTTAGTCCGGCGTCAATGCCCATCTTTATATCTCTTGGGTCGTCTGACAACAACAGTGTTTTAATTTGTTCTCCAACCAATC